CTCCTTTACTGCGTCCATCAAAGAATCGGAACAGCAGACTGCCGTCTTCCTGAATTTCAATTTGTTTCACTTTCTGCCTAAATACTGCTTCATCAAATTCAGAACAGTGCAGTATATCGGCAGCCATGCTTTTTAATGAGTCTTCTTTTATCCCGCCGATATGGATACACCTGCGTTTTCTCTGGCATCGCCAATAGGCTGTTTTTCCCTTTTTACGCCGTTCCAGGCACCGGGTAAAGGTTGCTTTACAAGTGGGACAGAAGATGCGTTCTGAAAAAGCTGTATATCGTTTGGAATTGCCGCTCTGATGGTATTGCTTCATCCATTGCCGCTGTTTCCCTTTCAGTTCATCCATCCAGCATTCTTTCAGAGCCGTCTAGTCCCATTGCCGTTCTACGATACTTCCATCGCTGAGATAGAATACCAGTTTCTTATAAGAAGGAACAACAATCTTCTTTACTCGCCGAACAAACAATTCTTCATCAAATTCATCTGTACTCAGAACGGCTGCGCATGCTTTTTTCAAAGCGGACTGTGGAACGGAGCCATAGGCGCCGCAGTTTGTCCCCTTGCCCTTATGCGAATCACAGGTCCAGTATTCACGTATCCTTCCCTTATATTTCCGAACAACATGAACATAGCTTTTCCCGCAGATGCCACATTTGATGATCCCCGTAAAGCAAGAGGTGTTCAAAAAATCCCTGGCATATCCGCCCCGCTGCATTCCCATTTCCTTGCGACTCTTTAATTCCTGCTGAACCCGTTCAAACATATCAGAAGAAATTATGGCTTCATGATGCCGTTCCACTACATACTTATTCTTTTCTCCATGATTAACAGCCTGGCGTTTGGTAATAGGGTCCGTCACAAAGGTTTTCTGAATCTCAAGAACACCCGTATAAATCCGATTCGTAAGAATCTGCCTGATACTGGCGTCTTTGAAATAGTTCCCATACATGGTGCGAATCCCCCGCTGCTTTAATTCCCGTAATATATCTTTTCTGGTTCTGCCCTGCAGATAGGCATCAAAAATTTCTCTGACAATCGCGGCTTCTTCTGGTTTGATGACCAAATTATCTTTCTCCCAGCAATAGCCGTAAACGAAGAACTTTGCATGAGGAATCCCCTGTTCAAACTTTTTACGAAACCGCCACTTGATATTATCACTGAGGGAACGGCTTTCCTCCTGGGCAAAAGAAGCAAGAATAGTCAGCATCAACTCCCCATCCCCGCTCATGGTATGAATGTTTTCTTTCTCAAACCAGACTTCAATACCCAGTTCTTTCAGGCGTCGCACTGTCTGGAGAAGGTCGACCGTATTCCGGGCAAACCGCTGGATAGATTTTGTGAGGATGATATCGATTTTACCCGCTTCCGCATCTTCCAGCATCCGCTGGAAATCCTGCCGCTTCTTGATGCTAGTCCCGGAGATGCCGTAGTCCGCATAGACGCCGGCGTATTCCCAGTCCGGGTTCTTCTGGATCAGGCTGCTGTAATAACTGACCTGCGCCGAAAGGGAATGCTGCATCCGCTCCGATTCCATGAAGACGCGGGCATAAGCTGCGACTTTCTTACGCTTCTTGATTATTGGTATGCTTTGTTCGATTTTACGGATAGTCCGCATAAAATCAGCTCCTTTCGACACTATATATCACTCGTATTATTAAGTAAGTCAAGCAGATAAGCTTGATCACATGCCCTGAAAGGAGCATACGGTATACTGTTCTAAGATGCTGTGGACTGGTGATATTTATCACTACCGCTCAGACGGTTTTTCAGAGTTTCCAGCCACAGTCTCTTTGTCTGATTGTTAATCAGTTAGATACCGCACGACGGTTTATGTAGAACGAGTTTACAAGAGCAAAGAGCTCTGTGGATTAGAACAGTATCAAAAATAATACGAGGAGGTACCATTATGATCCTAGTAGGTATCGATGTGGCAAAAGATAAGCACGATTGCTGCATCACAAACACCGATGGAGAGATGCTTTTCGACATCTTTACCATCACCAACAACAGTGAGAGCTTTGATATCCTGTACGAGAGAATCCGCTCTGTTGCACCAGATCTATCCAAAGTAAAAGTAGGGCTGGAGGCAACCGGACATTACAACTACAACATTCTCTCATATCTGCTTGACAAGCATCTCACCGCTTATGTCATTAACCCGCTTCACACGAATTTTTATCGCAAAGGATTAAGCCTTCGGAAAACAAAGACGGATCGGATTGATTCGAGAACTATTGCACTTATGCTTCTGACCGATTTGAGCCTGAAACCCTACTCGGTTTCATCATATCACAGAGAAAACCTGAAATCTCTGACAAGGTATAGATTTTCCAGAGTTCAGGAACGTTCAAGGCAGAAATCTTCCATTTCAAGGCTTGTTACAATCCTCTTTCCCGAATTATCACAGCTTGTTCCTTGCATCCATATATCCTCAATCTATACCATGCTGGAGGAATTACCGGGTGCTTCGTACGTGGCATCTGTTCATCTCACCAGGCTGACAAACATACTTTCAAAAGCTTCCAAAGGGCGATTCGGCAGAGAAATGGCAATCACTTTTCGTGAGGCTGCTCGAACATCCATCGGTGCCAAAATCCCGGCAAAATCGCTGGAACTGCGTCATACCATCGCTGATGTACGGGCTATCGAAAGTGAAATAAGAGAGGTGGAAACCGAAATACAAAAGCTAATGGATGAGGAAACTACCACTATTACATCCGTACCCGGGATCGGAACTCAAATGGGAGCAATCATTCTTGCGGAGATTGGTGACTTTTCAAGGTTTGACTCTCCTGATAAAATACTTGCTTTCGCCGGGATGTCACCATCTACATATCAATCCGGAAAGATGATCAGCAGCTATGCTCACATGGAAAAACGTGGATCACGTTATCTCAGGTTCGCTCTGTTTAATGTCACGAAGCACGTGTGCAATTATGATCCCGGATTTGCCGCATATCTAGCTAAAAAGCGAGCCGAAGGCAAACACTATAATGTAGCTATATCGCATGCAGCAAAGCGTCTCGTAAGAATGCTGTACGCCATGGAAACGAACGGCACTCTATACGAAGCAGCATAAGCACAACAATCCTTCATAAATTTTTCAGGCATCCTCCGGATGTCTATTTGTCGTGCAAGAAATAGATAATTAAATAATTTCCTCAAAAATCAGCGAAAATCTACATTTCAGGGGTTGACATTCTATAGTTAGACTCTAAAGGCTCATGATAGCAAGTCATTTCTGTACAATAAAGCATATCTTTTATTGCTCTCCTGTAAGGATAAATCTTATATATTCCTTACTATGTTCTTCAAGAAAGATTACCAATTCGTAGTAGCCAAGCTCGTTAGCAAGATATTGAACCATATTAGTATCAAACATATTGGTGCGGCCGCTGTCACGAATAGAAAGTATCTGCTTTTTAATCGTTTCAGTCATTGTCACCGTCCCCAATCTTTACCGCTAGGTCTTCACCGTAAACAACATTAAGACCGCTGCCATTGTCCCAATCCACCATCAATGAAGCGGTATCATCCACCCCAGTAACAGTCCCAAGCGTTCCAAGAGGCGGTGCTTGGCAGTCATCCATTCTCACCAGTTCTACCCTTGTTCCTGCAGGGTATTCTCTGCGTACTTTCTCAACAATTTCTTTATTCGGAAATCTCATCGCTATTCATCTCCTTTTTCGCACCGCTCTTAAAGGCACTGCTGCCGTTAAGGTTCTTCAGCAGAATTTTACGGTCAGTTTTATAAATTTCTCCTATAAACCCCAATCGAAGAAGGAAACAGCGGAAAGCATATTTTTCATTGGGGACTTCCTTTTCCGTGCTGGAGATGCGTTTATGTTCTCGGCTCATTTTGCAGAGGGCAGAAATGAAATCCGTGTAAGCTTTGACGGTATCAGCAGCCAAGCCGTCTGAAAACCAAGGGAAGGAAATCTTATCTGCATCAATAATGATGGGAAGTTCGCTGATGCCCAGTGCCTTTTTGATAAGGCTGCTCTTGGATTCCAGAAGATTGGTAAGGTTGCCTGCAAGCACCGCATCCAATGGCATTGCCACTGTCAACCCCGCAGTTTCGTTTTTAAGTTTTTTCCCGTAGTCCCGTATGCAGCCAATGGCTCTTTACTAGCGATTTCCGGCTGTGGTTCATCATATGCGGAACTCTTGCAGTGAAAGCCTTTTTGTTCAAGCTGTTCTAGCACCTGCTCGATTTCTTCGCTGTTTGCCATGTCGTTAAAGGTAAGATTTCCGTCTTTGGTTACTGTGAAATAGTCCACTGCATAAGCATAAGTTGGTGTTTTCTGATAAACCGCTTTGGCTCCAGTAATTTCTTCTAATGCCTTTACAAATGGTTTTCTGTCGGTGATGTTGTAAATAACTTTCATTTTGTAAGTACCTCCTTTTCTTCGGTACTACATATATCACTCTAAAAGGAATAAATAGCAAGCTAATTATGTAGAAACTTTTAAGTTATTTTCCATCGCCGCTGACCTCCAAATCCTCAAAGCGGATGGTCTTTCCATCACGGATGACCGATACAGTATCTGCAGAGCCGACCTGCTCAATATAACGCTTTACTATAACATCACAGTATTTTTCATCTAGCTCAATGGTATGACAGATTCTGCCTAACTGTTCGCAGGCTATCAAAGTGCTACCGCTGCCGCCAAACGGATCAAGAACGATGCAATTGCTCATACTGGAATTCTTAATCGGATAGGCAATAAGTGGAATCGGCTTCATGGTCGGATGGTCACCGTTTTTCTTCGGCTTATCAAACTCCCATATGGTAGTCTGCTTTCTGTCGGAGTACCATTGATGCTTGCCTTTCTTTTTCCAACCGTAAAGGCATGGCTCATGCTGCCACTGATATGGACTCCTACCAAGCACTAGGCTCTGTTTTTTCCAGATACAAGTTCCCGACAAGTAAAAGCCTGCTTCCGAGAATGCCTTTCTAAAATTTAAGCCTTCGGTATCTGCATGGAACACGTAAATGCTGCCATCTTCTGCCATTACCCTTTCCATGTTTGTAAAAGCATCTAACAGGAACTGGTAAAACTTATCATTCTCCATATTGTCGTTTTTAATCTTTCCTGCACCGCCTTCATAGTTGACGTTGTAAGGCGGATCCGTTACAACAAGATTAGCTTTCTTCCCATCCATAAGAGTTACATAGGTTTCCTCCTTGGTGCTGTCCCCACAGACTAGGCGATGCTTTCCAAGCAACCATACATCACCGTCTTTAGAAACCGGCGGCTTTTTAAGCTCCCCGTCCACATCAAAATCGTCCTCCTGCGTATCACCATCATCTCCTGCAAACAGTTCAGCTATGTCTTTTTCGTCAAATCCTGTTAAGGCAACATCAAAATCTGCACCTTGCAGGCTCTCTATCTCCACTCTGAGCAGTTCTTCATCCCATCCTGCATCCATGGCCATACGGTTGTCCGCCAAAATATAGGCTTTCTTTTGAGCCGGAGTAAGATAGTCCACAAATACGCAGGGTACTTCTTTTATGCCTTCCTCCTTGGCTGCTAAAATTCGTCCATGACCAGCTATCACGTTATGTTCCCGGTCGATAATGACAGGATTAATAAAGCCAAATTCCCTTAACGATGAACGTAGTTTCAGAATCTGTTGTGGATTATGCGTTCTAGCGTTGTTAACATAAGGTACTAATTTTTCTATAGTTACTAACTGCATTTCCGTTGTTGTTTTTTCCATTAAGCACTGTTCCTTCCAAAATCTTGCTAAGGACCTTTTCAGCACCCTTGATATTATCAGCGAGAGCCTGTCCCCTTAAAGTTCTGACCTGCTGTTTAGTAAGCTTTGGTCTATAAAATTTCAGTTTATGTAAAAAAGCCGTAAGCTCCATCATCCTTTTCTCCTTGCCCGCAAAAGCAGCTCCATGGTATCTGTCGTGCTATCCTCAAAAACCTCTGTGCAGTTTTGCTTAACAATGTCGTAAATTTCATACCAGATAAGATTGGCGCTTTTCTGATATTGCTGGGACATCTGTACAAAAGGCGAGGTCATTACCCCGCCAGTCGTTGGATGCTTCCCCAATAAGCCGTATGTACTTGTTGCCTCTTCGCACTGAATATATCTTGCCAGAGCCTGTGCATAAGTTTCTATAAGCCGTGGATTTACTAATCTTTCACAGTTGCGCTCTTTTAACCACAGCCAAGTTTCTTTATATATTGCATCAGCGCCTAAAGGAACTCCATTTTTCTGCCTTGCCGATAAATAATCGCTGGGTTTTGGCATATCCGCGCCCTCTAAAACTGCTCCTTCCGGTAAATCCACTGCCTCTAATTCCGCTGTTTTAAGTACCGGAATATCATTGGTTAGAACCTTGACTGCTTTCCCATTTTGTATTTTCTCGGCAGCTGCGGTCGGCTTATCACCTGCTCTGACTCTTCTGCCACCACGGTTTGTACCGTCCCTTGCCATTATTCACACTCCTCAATCTATATCTTAGGGTTAATCCCCTGTTTGAACTGCTCTTTTTGTGCGTGAAGCCCCACGCCCGTGCCTCCCTTTACAGGGTTTTGAGATTTGACCTCCCCCTACCTGCACCTTTTTTACTTGATTTTTTAAACTTTTCATACTATATTTAAGTTAGATATATTTTCTAACCAAAGTCCGAAATAGATTTGAACTGATGATTTTTGAAAGGAGTGTCACCATGTTTAAAAAAACTTTTAAACGAACCACCTTCACAATAATGTTTTTCTTGCTTTTATTTTCCTTTGCAAACATATCTTTTGCAGAAGAATCTTCTACCTCAAACTTTAAGTTATATAGCACTGCTAATATGTATAACTTTATTGAGCTCGACACACGTAGTGGGAAGATGTGGCAAGTGCAATTTTCAAATAAAGATGAATCAAGGTTTACCACTATTTTAAATAGCGTTAACTTATCCCCAGACAATGATAGTACTACTGGAAGATTCGCTCTTCATCCCACTCAAAATATGTATACTTTTATTCTCTTAGACCAAATTAATGGCAAAACTTGGCAAATTCAATGGTCCTTTGACGCGGATAAACGACTAGTACTTCCCATTATTTAAGGTGTTTTTATTTACCTTTTAAGTACTCATGGATACTCAATGATTTGCAAACATTGCTTCTGTTAGAAAGGAATAAGCTTATGGTAAAAAGACAAAGCAGGCTCCTCTCACTCGTTGCAATAACCGTATTGCTTCTTTTGTTAGCATTTGCAAACACATCCTGCATGAACAATGCATCAACTTTATACTCTCAAAATACCGGTAAGGTATTTGAGATTTATAGCACACAGAATATCTATAACTTGTTAAAACTAGACACCCGAAATGGAAAAATCTGGCAAGTGCAGTTCTCCGTCACGGACGATGCTCCCCGGGTTGTCGTTCCACTAAACCAGGTTGATTTGTCCTCAGACAACGGAAAAACTGTAGGACGCTTTTCTCTTCACCCCACCCAAAATATGTATAATTTTATTCTCCTAGACCAAATTGATGGCAGCACTTGGCAAGTCCAATGGTCCTTTGAGAAGAACACTCGAGGCATCATCCCTATCAACTAATGGAACAAATCAGAGTCGCTCGTCATACCGAGCGGCTCTTTTTTTATGCCATCTATCTCCACGCTCTGCATGAATCCTTGCATGGCACTCTTTGCATAAAGCAATAAGGTTTCTTCGGTCATGCGTACCGCCTTCAGCTAATGGCAGCTTGTGATGAATCTCTGCGGTCTTAACATACCTTCCAACAGCCATGCACTGCTCACACACTGGATGCTCCGCAGCATAGCTGTCACGGATTCTTTTCCACGCTCTGCCGTACCTACGCTTGGTTGCAGGGTTTCTGTCGTATCTTTCGTAGCGTTTATTTTCTTCTTTTTCATGTTCTTCGCAAAACCTGCCCTCAGTAAGCTTTGGACAGCCTGGAAAAGAACATGGTCTTTTAGGCTTTCTAGGCATTGCTTTCTCCTTAAATTTAGGCATAATAAAAGCCCTGTTGGTATCGTGACCAACAAGGCTCTCGTTCTATTTTTCTTTGCTGATTATACTATATCACAACTACGACCATTGCAAACCATTGCAAACCATTGCAACTTTTAAATTTATCGCATTTTCCGGCAGCTTTATTTTACTTATCGCCTTGTTATGCCACCTTTGTACAGTAACCGGGTCAGCATTAAGAAGTTCTCCAATCCTTGGCCAGGTATAGTTGTGGATGTATCTGTACCTTAAAACAGTCTGCTCCTCAGGCTTGTCCACTTGCCTAACCAGTTCCTGTATTTGATTCTTTAAATTAACCATCTGTGCCAATTCAACCATTACTCGTTCTTCCATCTTCCACAGCTTTTCAAGGGTATGATTATAAGGGGCATCGGTATTCCGACTGGCATTATAATGCTCCTCGAAGCCTGGACTTGAAATACTCTCAGCCATTTTTCGCAGCTCTTCACATTCCATCATATCAGCCTTTATTCTCTGATCTAAAAAGTAGGCTTGTCGTAAATATTCTTTAACTAACACGATTAACCTCCTCATCTAGTTCGCTAATTAAAAATTCAGCATTAAGCTCTGTCAAAATTCCAAACCAATCGGAATGAAAAAATCTTAAACACTCCTTCTTCAAAGCCTTAGCCTCAGAGTTATTTCTGCCTCTTGCAAGCTTTTTATTTGCGTTTCGATAATCCTTTACCGCTTGCAAAACTATTTCATTGGCTAGTTTTTCATACGCTCTTAGCACAATGCCTCACCTCCAAGTTAGCTTTAACAGCTTTTATTAGCTCCTCCTGCGTCTTTTCCTTGCACTCCAAGGCAAGTGTCACGTTATTATCAATCGTGTCCTTACAGACAATATGGTGAATTATAACGCTACGTTTCTGACCTTGCCTGCACAGCCTAGCATTGGTTTGTTGATACAATTCTAGACTCCAGGTTAAACCAAACCAGATGAGCGTTGAGCCGCCTGCCTGCAAGTTTAAACCATGACCGGCTGATGCTGGGTGGATAACCGCAACAGGTATTTTTTCTTCGTTCCAATCATCTATATCCTTGCTCTCTTTTAGTTCACGAACCTTAAAACGTTTTTTAATTCTCTCTAGGTCATGTTTAAACCAATAGGCAATTAAAACCGGTTTGCCATTAGCACCTTCAAGTAAATCCTCCAAGGCATCCAGCTTACGATCATGAATTACTATTGGTTTACCGTTTTCATCATAAACTGCACCATTAGCCATTTGTAAAAGCTTATTAGAAAGTGCTGCGGCATTCACAGCATCTATTTCAGTTTCTCCTATGGCCAGCACCATCTCCGCTTTAAGCTTGTCATACATTTCACGCTCTTTGTCAGAGAGTGTTACAACTACTTTATTCATTAGGCATTTTGGCATATCTAGATAATCCTCCGATTTCATGGAAATGGTGATATCAGCGATAAGCTTATAAATATCTTTTTCAACTCCTTCTTTAGGTTTGTAGGAGAATATGCTCTGTTGATTGCGTTTATCCGGCACGAAGAAGGTGTTTCTAAAACCTGTAATGTACCTTCCCAATCTCTGCCCTAAGTCAAGCAGCCTAAACTCTGCCCACAGGTCCATAAGACCATTAGAACTAGGAGTCCCAGTAAGACCTACAATTCTTTTGACCCTAGGTCTTATTTTTAAAAAACTTTTAAATCTTTTACTGCTTGCAGCCTTAAAGCTGGAAAGTTCATCGATAACCACCATGTCAAAATCAAAGTATATACCGCTTTTATTTATAAGCCAGTCTACATTTTCGCGGTTGATAAGATAAATATCTGCTTCAACCTTCAAAGCACGCAACCTTTCAGCTTCGCTACCCATTACTACAGAATATCTAAGGTTTCGTAGTTGCTTCCATTTTTTTATTTCTGCCGGCCAAGTATCTCTAGCTACCCTAAGCGGCGCTATAACAAGCACCTTTTCTACTTCAAACCGGTCATACATCAGTTCTGAGATAGCCGTTAAAGTAATAGCCGTTTTTCCTAACCTAAGCCCATATCCAAAAACAAAGCAGCAGCTTTATGCTCTAAAATATGTTGAACGGCATACTTTTGATATTTGTGCGGTATGAACTTCACAAGGCATCACCTCCAATCTCGTCAAGCGTGGTTTGTGCAAGTTCTTTGCTATCTACCACTAAGCACTTAAAACCTAACTTCGCTATTTGTTTCATTCTTTTTATTTGTAAAGCTCTCGGCTTTTTACCCGGTGCCTTTAATTCAACAAATGCAATTTTCCCTCCCGGCAAAAGTAATATTCTATCTGGCACTCCGTCCATGCTAGGACATATGAACTTTAAACAAAGTCCGTGCCTTTTTTTTGCTTCTTTCACAAGGTACTCTTCTATCTCTATTTCACGCATTATTATGCCCTCCATCAAGATCTATTTTTAAAAAGGTGCAGTGAGGTGAAGGGTCTATATAGAACTATGTATAAGAGATAAAAATATATCTATATATATAGTTATGGGAATACCCTGCCCCTGCCTGCACCCACACCATTCAAACGCTCTGCCAGACTGCGTTTCGGCGGTTTTACTGCCCTGCACCCAAGAACTCCGATTTCAGACTTAAACCACGAATCACGATTCCTTTTTTAGTCTTTTTGCGCTCAAAACCGTTAGAGTCCAGTGCCATATAAAAATCTGCCGCGCTGCGTATAAACTCTCCTGACTGCATACAATAACTCCGATAGTTGTTATACGTTTCACCGGATTTAGCCATATGACCATCACCGACCTCGCAGCATTCACTTAGAAAATGACCGAGCCAGTCATTATTTTCTCTATAAGTTTTAATAGCATTATCCACCCTTGCTGGGTTACTGATTTTGTACTCTGAGGTAATCGCCATCTGTGCTCCTTCTATAACCCACGCCAAAATGGCACTGCCTGCCTTTTCATAAAGAAAATCAGCATAGTTTTTTATATCTGTACTGCCTTCAATCTTGGCATCAAAAGGAATAACTATCAGCCGGCGCCAAGTACCGGCATCAATTGCCCCCACCCGTGGCAGGTGATTGGTATAAAGCACCAAAGTATGGGTGGGAATATAACTAAAAGGGTCCTTATATTTCTTCTCTGCATAGATTTCATCCGTGGAGCAAAGCTGTTTTACATTTGATGTATTAAGGCGCATCCCTTCCTCAAGTTCTGCGGCAATCAATAGTCTTTTGCCCTTTGCTTCGGCCAACTCAGGCTTGACATTGCGTCTGCAACCAACCGTTAGCATATCCGCGGAGATATTACCGCTATAAGAGCCAAGCACTCTAGATACCACATTCCAGAAGGTAGATTTACCGTTTCTTCCTTCACCGTAAGCTATGATGAGAGCCTCCACATAAACTTTTCCAATAGCAGCCAGTCCTACAATACTTTGAACATAATTAATTAGCTCCATATCCTCACAAAAGAATATATCTAGAGCCTTAAGCCAAAGATCCTTGCCCTCTTCTCCGGGTTCTACTGTTGTCTGTTTGGTTATATAGTCTTCGGCTTTATGCTCGCGCGGCTTTTCTAAACCCACTCGCAGATCATATGTTCCTAGTGGCGTGTTTAAAAGAAATTCATCCGCATCTAAAATTCTTTGGTTAATTTCTAGCATAGGCCGAGCCTCTTTAAGGCAGGATGTGATATTCTTTGACTCCCTGCGTTTTAAGGCATAATTTCTATAGGCGGCAGCCTCCTCGTATAACTCATAGGCACGCGACTGCTCCTTAGAAAAGAGTGCTACTGCTTTCTTTGGTCCCATCGTAGCTAAAAGCTCCATCGCTCCGTTCTTAACTAATTCTTGTCTTGTACGCTTCATCTCACTTTCGGCTTCTTCGAGTTGTTTATCTGTTAGCGCTTGAGAAATAGCTTGAGCCTTCGGCTTTGACTCCTCCCAAAAGCTGCCGTTATAGACGATATAATCGGTCTGCGGAGAATATCTTAATTTATCACCGTATTCCTTTTTCATCACTGTTGCTTGCCCAACATCTGAATAATCCAACGGTTTAAAACGTAAATCAGCATTATATTGTTCCGGGGCGATATATCCTTTTTGCTCTGAAACCAAACTGCCAAACCTAGTGGCACTACGCCAGATAGTGCTCAGCTCATTTTCGTCTAACGGCGGATTACATTTTTCTGCGGCCTGCATAAATATCTCATGGGCCTCGGACGTATTGCCATATCTTTTGATGATCTTACCTGCAAGATGACTCATCGTGCTGTTACGTTTTCCTTCCGGCACTTTTTCAAGTTCTTTATCCCAGTTTGAAAACGCAAGTCCCTCTAGGTAGTCAGTAATTAATGCGCTGCCGTCATAAAATTCTACTTCCGGCTCTTCAGTCCCAAACAAAAACCTTGCTGAATCCAAAGCATTGCTATCAAAATAAGGAAACGCCGCTGCTATCCTTTGTTTTATTTCTGTATATTTTGCGCGATCAGTAATAACCTCCACAGGAAAATAAATATGAAACCTTGGTCTTGCACTCTTATTTCCTTTGGCTTTCATGTTATTGCGGGAATACACAATAGCAAAGCTAACACCATCGAATGCCATAGCCACATCAACAGATGTCACCCAGTCTTTAGGGTTATCTGAGTGATCGTTATCACAATCCATAGGAATAACGTCCGAATTTATAAAATTAGCTTTACTGCGATAGCCTTCTTTATACGACGCCATAACATGGTCTTTTCCCACCGCCGCAATAAGCGTTTCCTTGTCTTTTATTGCTATTTTATTGGTATAAATACAATTTTTCAGATTACCAATGCAATCTGCTGTATATAAGGTAAAGTTCATAATTCCGCTACCTCCTGCAGCTCTTCACTAAAATATTTGATTTTCATGCCGCGCTTTTTAGCAAGACGTATCTCGTGCTCCATGCCAGATGAAATGCTACTGCCAAACACCCACAGCTCTTCGCTTTTACCTAAAAGAACGTAGTTTATATGCCTTGCCAGGCTTCGCTCACTTGGATTGTTATCGTCCATAAACTGTGTATATAACAGATGCGGAGTCAGAGGTATGCAGTTCTTTTCTAGTGCAAATCGACTATATTTCTTTGCTCTAGGGACGTTAACTTCTATATTTCCTGCATAAGGAGAGCAGATATAAACTAGCGGCATATAGGAAGATACTGCCTCCTCTCTTGACACTTTAGACAGTGCCGCATAACTTGTCATATCTTTATAGCCTTCGCTGTTAAATTTGCTGATTGTCATTATCTAGTCCTCCTGTTCAATTAAAGGAATAATACCGTCAGCTTTTAGTAGGTCATAGATAAATAACCTTCCTGCCTGGGTCCAATAGGTATGAACGTGATTGTGATATGCACCGTCATTGCCAGGAGTATTAAAAGTCTTAGTGCTGGTATATCCTCTTTCGGCATATTTCTGGTATAAAAGCCAAATCTTGCCCTGTTTAAACTGAACATTATTTTCACAAAGGTAATTGTTCATTCTCTTAGCGCTCCAGCCGTAGTCCTTAGCGATAACAGAAATAGACACTAGATCCTTGCAGTTCAAGACAAGGTCATAATAACTAACCTTTGGTTGCATCTCACTAATTTGCTGATTTTGCACTGCTACCATACGTTCAAGATTAAGGTTTTGACTCTTCATCATCTCCAGTCTTTGGTTTGCAATACTTAAGGCTCTTGCCATTATGGCCTCTGGCGAATTCCAGTTCTCCTCAACTTTAATAAAATATTGACGGAAATCCCTACCAATAGCACTGCGCTGCAGCATACATAATTCCTTAGCCATAGCGATAGATAACTTGTGATCGTTAGAGGGTCTGCCACCTGTACTTTCGCTCAAAAATGAGCTAAAGTCTGTATTTTCTACAAACCCATACTCGCGCATCCTAGGAAACCAATCCTTGTAAGCCGTCTTCACCTGCAAGGCTCTGTGTAGCTCTCTGCCGCTTACGGTTAACTGCCCTCCATCAAAGCTGATTTTAATTAAGTCTTTCATTTTGAATTCCTCCTAAAAAAATATGATTAGAAGGTTTAACCTTCTAACCATAAGCGAAAAATTCTACGAAATCGAACCCTCAATAGTTAATCTTTTTTATAAAAATCACATTCATAACCATCTGCCATTAAAAGTAAGCCTTTAGCCCAAGGCGGAGTTCTTCCCATCTGCTCACAAATGGTAGTTAGCGACATTCTTTTATCTGCCTCAATAACAATTTCATCATGAACATGAGCGACAATTGCGCAGTTTTTTAAAGTCAGCATG